AGGGGCTTTTTCATTCATGGAGAAACACAAATGGCAGAACGCCAAACCTACACCGTGCTCGTCCCGTTCCCCACCGGAGGGGGTCATTGGTCGAGTGTCGGTCAGCAATTGCAATTGCTCGATGTGGAGGCCAGTGCGTTGCGCAGCGCCGGTCGCCTGGAGCTGAAAAAAACCGAGGCTGCCGAGTCGGCCTCTCCATCCACTGCGGCCAAAAAGGCCGCTGCCAAGAAGGCTGAATAACCATGGCTGAGGTTTTGAACTTCGAGCACAACGGCATTACCGTCAATGCCACCGAATCCCCCGAGGCCATGGGTGGCCTGGGTGACAACGTCATCGGGCTGATCGGCACCGCGCCGAAGGCGGACCCGTTGATTCCACGCAATGCGCCGTTTCGCATCAACAGCTTCACCACCCAGGCGCTGCTGGACCCGACCGGCACCGAAGAAGGCACGCTGTTTCACGCGGTGTTCCAGATTCTGAAAGTGGTCAAGGTGCCGGTCTACGTGGTCATCGTCGAAGAGGGTGCGACCCCGGCCGACACGCTGAACAACGTCATTGGCGGTATCGATCCACTGACCGGTCGCAAGCTCGGTCTCGCCGCGCTGGGCGGTGTTGCCGAAGACCTGACCATCATCGGCGCGCCTGGCTTCACCGGCACCAAAGCAGTGGCCGGCGAATTCGCCTCTTTCGGCAAACGCATCAAGGCCCGTGTGGTGCTCGACGGCAAGGACGCCGCCGTTGCCGATCAGGTGACCTATAGCCAGGAACTGGGCGGCGCGGAGTTGGGCTTCGATCGCTGCCTGCTGGTCCACAACATGCCGTCGGTGTACTCCAAGGCCGCGAAGAAAAACGTGTTCCTGTCGCCATCGAGCCTGGCCATCGCGGCCCTCGCCAAGGTCAAGCAATGGGAAAGCCCTGGCAACCAGGTGACCTTCGCCGAGGACGTTTCGCGGGTGGTGGAATACAACATCCTCGACAACTCCACCGAGGGCGATCTGCTCAACCGCTACGGCATCAGCTACTACGCCCGCACCATCCTCGGCGGCTTTTCGCTGCTGGGAAACCGCTCGATCACCGGCAAGTTCATCAGCTACGTCGGCCTCGAAGATGCGATTAGCCGCAAGCTGGTCAAGGCCGGTCAGAAAGCCATGGCCAAGAACCTCACCAAGTCCTTTATGGACCAGGAGGTCAAGCGCATTAACGACTGGCTGCAAACCCTGGTCGCCGACGAAACCATTCCCGGTGGCAGTGTGTACCTGCACCCGGAACTGAACAGCGTCGAGAAGTACAAGAACGGCACCTGGTACGTGGTCATCGACTATGGCCGCTACGCGCCGAACGAGCACATGGTTTATCAACTCAATGCCCGCGATGAAATCATCGAGCAGTTCCTGGAGGACGTTCTCTAATGTTTACCAACCGCGTAAGACAGGCCATCGCGGCCACCCTGCAAGGCCTGCCGTTGTCGGCGACGGTCGAAGAGTTCACCCCGCCGAAGATCGAGTTCGAGATGGACGAGATGCGTGGCGGCCGTTTCATCGGCGAGGAAATGGCCAAGGGCGGCAAAGTCCTCGGCGCCTCGCTCAAACTGCAAGGCATGGGCCCGGAAATCTTGCTGGCACTGGGGGTGAATCTGGGTGATGACATTCTCTTGAGCGTTCGTGAAGGCGGACAGGACCAGGACGGAAACACCTGGTTCACCTATCACACGGTCGGCGGCAAGCTGAAGTCGCTGACTGAAACCGCGCTGAAGATGAACGAAAAACCCACCACTACGCTGGAACTGTCCTGCCGCACCTACAGCCGTCTGGAAAACGGCGTCACGGTGATCGACATCGACGTGCGCACCCAGAAGTTCGTGCTCAGCGGCGTCGACATTCTTGGCGATGCACGCCGTGCGGTATTGCTGCCTTAACCCCCCAGCCATCCACATAACCTGCAGGCGCCGGCCTGCTCGCGATGACGGCGTGCCAGTCGACACTGACATCGCCTGACACACCGCAATCGCCAGCAGGCTGGCTCCCACAAGGATTTTGGCCCTACGCGACATCCCGCCACGCATCAAAAAGGAATTTCCGACATGTCCTGGACACCTCCCACACACGAACTGTTGTCGCCGATCACCGGTGACGACGGATCGCACATCGAGCAGATCCTGCTCAAGCCGCTGTTCTACGCCGCCCAGAAAGAGGCGCTGGCCCGCGCCGGTGATGATGAGGACGATCAGTTCTTTGAGCTGGCGCTGCTGGCCACCGGTTTGTCGGTCAAGGAACTCGACCAACTCAAACGCCCGGACTTCGTCAGCATTGCGCAGTACGTGCACGAAATGTCGACCCGGCCGACCTCGTTCTTTCTACAGCCGGTTGAGCAGGACGATCCGGCCATCGATCCCGATCAAGTGCAACTGCTGCAACCGCTCGCCGTTGCCGGTCGCACGCTGACCGAGTTGACCCTGGAAATGCCGGTGCTGCGTGCCACCAAAGCCATGAAGAAACTCAAGACCGGCAAGGAGCGTGCCGAATTCATCACCGCCCATTGCACTGGCCTGATGCTGCCCGACCTGGCCCAGTTGACCGTGCCTGACTGGACGCAATTGCAGGTGCGCATCGACGATTTTTTAAACCAACCGGCGGCCTTCTTTCGGAACGCGACATCGAAGTGATCCTCGATGTGGTGCCGCTCATTTACCCGGTAAGTGAGACGGAAATTCTGGAGTGGGACGTCGAAAAGGCGTTGCGCCGCTATGACATAGCGATCTCTCGCCTTGGCGTGAAAGAGGAGTAGAGGAGGATGGCAGACAGCAAGTACTCGACGGTCGATGCGAGGCTCAATAGTTTCGAACTACCGACCTTCAATATTGCGTCGGAACCCTTCGGGTTAATTGGTTTCAAGGATGCATTGACGCAGCTCGGCATGGCGTTGAACACGGTCAGCCTCGACATCCGTTTGTTGACGACAGGGCAGGGCAAGCTCGGTGAGGCATTGGCGTCGCTGACGGCAGTGTTGTCCTCTCCTCGTTCGCAACTCAAAGCATTTACGGGTGTGGCGGATGCTCGAAGTGAGTCGCTACCCAGACTCGACGCCGATATTGGCCCGCGCTCATCTTCCGATGCGCCCCGTTTGGTGATGCCAATCAAAGTGCAAAACCAGGCGTGCACCTGTGATTTGAAGTCGCTGATACACGGGCCGACAGAGCATCAAGTTGCATCGCCCTTGGCATTGCCTGCCAAGGATAAGAGCCTTGGCAAAACGCTGGAGACGACTCAAGCCGCTGAAGCTCCGAAGAGCCGCACACCAGCGTCTGCGGATGCTTTGGATGCGAGTCTCGATCGATTGCGCGAGGCGGTAACACCGGACTTTTCCAACGGGCTCAGCACACAGGTTGATAAGTTGAGCTCGTTTGCCGAAGAAAACCCCAAATTGGCCACCGGGCTTGCGGCTGTCGCGGTAGGGTTGTATTCCATCGCATCGAAGTTGGTGGAATCGGTGGTTGACGAAGCGTTCACCAATGTTGCTAAAAAAATCCTCAAGCGAGGAGCGCCGCGCCTGCCTTTTGGTTTGGGAAAGCTGTTGGGGGAAGAGGGTGGCGGTAGTGCTCAAGGTGAGATGCCTACCCAAGAGAAAAGCCGCAAAGGCGAAAATCCACAGCCCAGGGAGGGCGGCGCACACAAGAAAAAAGAACAGAAGTCACGCGGCAAAAAGAAGAGACTGAGCCCTCTCACGCAACCGGACTATTCCAGGGACTCCAGGGGTTTCGAGAGCTCGAGTAACGTCAGGGAAACCAGGGGTTCCAAGGTTCTTGTCAACGCCACGAATCCGGTGATACGCAACGTCGACGTGCAACCCCGCTCGACGAGACCCGCAATGACCCAGGCCCAGAGCCTGATGACGCTGACTGGCTCCGCGCAGGCCATCCCTCTGCAAGGCAAAGTGGCAGCGGCGGGCTCCTTTCTAGCCAAGAGGGCGCAACCTTTGCGGTTACTCGATGCCGGTATTGGCATTGCTCAGGGCGTTGCGCAAGGTGACAGCAAAGCCGTTGTCTCATCGGCCGGACTGTTGGCCGGTTCCTATGCCGGGGCGACCGCGGGTGCGGCGCTCGGCACGCTGATTCTCCCGGGTGTAGGCACCGCCATCGGCGGTTTGCTGGGAGGTTTTGCCGGGTCTGAGCTCGGCTCGATGCTGGGCGAAAAACTCAGCGTCCTGGTCGACCGCCTTAAAGCTCCGGCACAGGTCAGCAAAGACCTGACGAGTACCCGAACGGACAATCAACCCATCACGTTCAACTCCACCATTCAGATCAACGGCCAGGATCTGGCCAGCGCCAAGGAGCTGGCGAATCTGGTGGTGCAGACGACGCTGGGACAATTGGGTCAACTCATGCCGGCCAACGCATTGGCCACACGACGTGACACGGCCCTGACAGATGGAGTGGCTTGATGAAGCAGCAGATGATCCTGGGTGATTTCATATTCGGCCTGTCCAGAAACTTCGCCTACAGCACCTTGCAGCGAAAATCGGACGGTGGCTGGGCAAACATCGACATCCTCACCAGTAAACCCAAGTCCAGCCAGACCGGCCAAGGCCTGCAAACCCTGGTCATCGGCGGCAAGTCGATGTATGCGCAGGCGATGGGGCGTCTGGATGAATTGCGTGCCTTGCAGGCCTTGCGGGTGCCGTTGCCGTTGGTTGATGGCGTTGGCCGTAACTGGGGGCTGTGGCGAATCAACGACCTGACTGAGAATCAGAGCCTGGTGATTGATGACGGCACAGCGATGGTCATCGACTGGACGGTCGAATTGGCGGAGTACACCAATGCGTAGAGTCAGAAGTATTGCCGGTGATTCGGTGAACCTGTTGCTGTTTCGAGAAACGGGGCGTAGCGATGATGCCGCCGAGGAGGCGCTCTGGCGCCTCAATCCGGCGTTGAGCGAGCAGGCCGCGGTACTCCCGGCCGGCGTGTGGGTGAGCCTGCCGGAAGTGGAACGTCATCCGATGGCCGTCGCGCCGGTTTCAGCCTGGGATTAAGGAGGCGATATGACACTTGGATTCACCCCGGCCGTGGAAATCTACGGGGCCAATGCGGCCCTGCTCAACGAACGATTACTCAGTTGGCAACACATCGATGCGGCGGGTATCGAGTCCGACCAACTGTCCCTGACCATTGATCTGGAAGGCTTGCCCGGGCTGCCGAGCCTGGATGGAAAAATCGGCTTGCTTGTCGGTTATCGTGAGTCGGGACTGGTCGACAAAGGCGAATTTGTCATCACCCGCCGCACACCGACCCTGTTTCCCCTGCGCCTGACGCTGGTGGCCACGGCCGCGCCCTTCAGCGCCAGGGACGAAACCGGCTTCAAGCAGCGGCGCTCTGCCAGTCATGGGCCAACCACCCTCGGCGCACTGTTCCGCCAACTGACCTCGCGACACGGGTTTTCTCCCAGGGTCGCGCCGGATCTGGCGCTGATCAAGATTGATCATGTCGACCAGTCCAATGAAACCGACATGGGCTTTCTGACGCGTCTGGCCCGGACTCACGACGCGGTGGCCAAACCGGTCAACGAGCTGTATGTGTTGGCGCGGCGCGGTCAGGCGAAATCGCTGTCGGGCAAGGTCTTGCCCAACGTGCGCCTGTCGGTGACCACCAACAACCGCCCGGACGATCACGGCTTCATCTCCGCGACCCTCGATGAAACCGCGCGGGCGAAATACCAGGGCTGCAAAATGAGTTGGTGGGACGCCGCCGCTGGCGAGGAACGCATCGTCGAAAGCGGCATCGCACCCTTCAAGACCATGCGCCGACGTTGCCAGAATGCTGAAGAGGCTCGGGCAGCCTGCGAAGGCGAAGTGCGCCGGATGATGCGTGAAATGCTCAAGGTCACCATCAGTTGTCCGGGCGACCCGGCACTGTGTGCAGAAGGGCTGGTGGTACTTGACGACAGTTGGCCTGACTTCATGCGCGGGCATTGGTCGATCGACAAGGTCACCGCCAGCGGCAGCCGTCAGAACAGCTATCGCTGCACCCTCGCAGCGACCTGTCTGGGTTCAACGCAATAACACGCGCAGACAATGCCGGCGGGCGCGCCATTCATCTATCACAGGAGCGAGCGATGCAGTGCACCGAACAACAGCTACTCAAGATCTATCCGAACGCCCGCACCCAAGCGGGCGTTTTCATTTCCGCCCTCAACAGCGCCATGGCCCGGCACAACATCAACACGCCCCTGCGCATTGCCGCCTTTCTGGCTCAGGTCGGCCATGAATCGGGCCAGTTACACTACGTTCGCGAACTGGGCTCTGATCAATACCTGAGCAAATACGATACCGGTGCGCTGGCGGCACGTCTGGGCAACTCGCCGGAGACGGATGGCGACGGCCAACGATATCGCGGACGAGGCCTGATCCAGATCACCGGTCGGCACAATTATCGCCAGTGCAGCCTCGGCTTGTTTGGTGATGAGCGTTTGCTGGCGTCGCCTGAACTGCTGGAGCAGCCGCAATGGGCCGCTGAATCCGCCGCGTGGTTCTGGGCGCGCAACGGTCTCAATGAACTGGCCGATCGCGACCAGTTCAACAGCATCACCCGGCGCATCAACGGTGGCCTGAACGGCTTGCAGGATCGCTTGCAGCTTTGGGCGCGGGCGAGGGCGGTGCTATGCCAGCCTTCGGTCTGATTCCGTTGCCTTACCGGGCCTTTGGCGCTGCCGTGTTGCTGGCCGTATTGGTGGGCAGCTCGGCAGCGATGGCGTGGCGAGTTCAGGATTGGCGATACGGCCGGCAACTGGCAGAGCAGGCCAGGCTGCATGGCGAAACGCTGAACCAGCTGACGCTGGCGGCGGCCACTCGGCAGCAAGCGGTTCATGAGCAGCGATTGCGGCTTGAGCAACAACTGGCCGCCAGCGAGAAAAATCATTACCAGGTGCTAACCGATGTTGAACGTGATCAAGCTCGTCTGCGTGATCGTCTTGCCACTGCTGATGTGCGGCTGTCAGTCCTCCTCGATGTCGCAGACACGCCGTCAATCGGATCAGTGCCTGCCGCCCCCGGCCCCGGCGGCGTGGGTCATGGTGCCGTACGCGCCCGACTTGACCCGACGCATGCTCAACGAATTATCGCCATCACCGACGCCGGCGACCGTGGACTGATCGCCTTGCAGGCCTGTCAGGCGTATGTCAGAGCACTCACCCGTTAACACTTTGATCAGTCCTGTAACTTGCAAGTGCGATGCGCTGGTGTACGGTTAGTCTCATTCCGCCCGATCTGGAGATGACCGTGAAATTAACCACTCAACTGGCCGCTGACCTTGGCAGGCAATTGCAGCTTCTCAATGCCCACGTGTCCACCGCCGAGTCTTGTACCGGTGGCGGGATTGCCGAGGCGATCACCCGGATTCCCGGCAGTTCGGCCTGGTTCGAGGCCGGTTATGTCACCTACTCCAATCTGCAGAAGAACCTGCAATTGAACGTTCCGGTCGAGTTGTTCACCACGGTGGGGGCGGTCAGCCGCGAGGTGGTCGAAGCGATGGCCAAGGGCGCTCAGTATAAAAGCCGGGCGTTTTTTTCCGTGGCGGTCAGTGGCGTGGCCGGGCCGGACGGCGGTTCGCCAAGCAAACCGGTGGGTACCGTTTGGCTGGCCTGGGGCGTTGGCGAACGGGTATTCAGCGAGGTGCAGCACTTCCCCGGTGACCGTGACGAAGTCCGCCGACAAACGGTGAGGGCCGCTCTAGAGGGGCTGCTGCGCTATACCGCGGCAGAAATCTCAAATCAGGGGTAGGCGATCCGTAATCGCTGTGGAATAATACTGGCTACTTATACAGGTGTTGGCCGTCAGGCCTTATTGATTACGTGAGGACTTTAATGGACGACAACAAGAAGAAAGCCTTGGCTGCGGCCCTGGGTCAGATCGAACGTCAATTCGGCAAGGGTGCCGTAATGCGTATGGGCGATCAGGACCGTCAGGCGATCCCGGCTATCTCCACTGGCTCTCTGGGGCTGGACATCGCTCTCGGCATCGGCGGTCTGCCAAAAGGCCGTATTGTTGAAATCTACGGTCCTGAATCTTCCGGTAAAACCACGTTGACCTTGTCCGTGATCGCCCAGGCTCAAAAAGCCGGCGCGACCTGCGCATTCGTCGACGCCGAACACGCCCTCGACCCGGAATACGCCGGCAAGCTGGGCGTCAACGTCGACGACCTGCTGGTTTCCCAGCCGGATACCGGCGAACAGGCCCTGGAAATCACCGACATGCTGGTGCGCTCCAACGCGGTTGACGTGATCATCGTCGACTCCGTGGCGGCTCTGGTACCGAAGGCTGAAATCGAAGGCGAAATGGGCGACATGCACGTGGGCCTGCAAGCCCGCCTGATGTCCCAGGCGCTGCGTAAAATCACCGGTAACATCAAGAACGCCAACTGCCTGGTGATCTTCATCAACCAGATCCGTATGAAAATCGGCGT